AATGGCAGAATGCTTATTGAGTTTAAAGATAAAGCTGAATTAGCTCTTACTGAACATACAAAAATTTTAATCGACGAAGTCATTTATGATCCCGATCCAAGTAAATCAAAAATGACTATGCAATTTGTTCAAGGTACCGCAAGATTTGCATCTGGTAAACTTGCTATAATGAACAAAAAGAATATAGATATAAAAACACCTACTGCTACTATTGGTATTAGAGGTACTGATTTTACTACAACAGTAGATGAGATAGGCAGATAACTTATTATTTTATTACCAGATGAAAATGGAGATGCTTCTGGTGAAATAACAGTTACTAATTTAGGTGGCACTATAGTTTTAGATGAAGCATATCAAGCTACAATGGTTAATACTTTAGATACACCACCTAGTCAAACTCTTACCCTTAATAATATAACACCTAATATGATTGATAATATGTTTATTGTTAATCCCCCACCTGAAGTAAAAGAACAAATAGAAGAAGAAGCTAGAGCTGATATGAACCAGGATCAAGGTATTCTTGATGTTGACTTTTTAGAATATGATGAGCTTGATAAAGATTATGATGATTATGCTAATGATCCAGAATATGACGCAAGAAATGGAAGAATAGATATTGATTATCTTGCTGGTGACTTTTTACCTGACTTATTAGATGCTGTGGAAGAGTTATTAAGAACAACAGATGAATTAGCTGATGCGCAAGCAGGTACAGGTAATATTGGTGGATGGGCACTTAAAGGAGCTCAATTTGGTTTAAATAATGATAGTCAATATAATGTATTTGAAGAAGATGGTAAACTAGTAGTATATAGAAATGTGAATGGTGTTATTAGTATAACATTTGGAGCAGGTGCAAGCTTTAGCTTATCAACTGACGTTGATGGATATCAAGGCACTATTCTTGGTAATGGTGGTGATGATATAATTATAGTAATTAAACAAGCTAACTAGTTGATTTTTATGATAAAAGGCTATATAATATGAGTAATATTAAAACAGAATATTTATGGATGCTTAAACCTATCTCAGATAAAAGCAAAAAGATAAGAGATGAAGCAAAAATAAAAGATGCTAGGAGAGCAGGAGTATATTATGCCAACAAAATTTAAACCATCAGCAAAGAAATTCGTAAGAGGCGGTAACCCTAATACTGCGCCTATTGAACATTTTTATATTAAGCAAACCCCGAAGAAGGAACTTATAGACTATATAAATAATGGACAGAAACCTAAGATTAAGCAGAAATGTAGAAATGAATTAGCCCGTAGAGGCGTTAAACTTGTGTGGGTAGATGGCGACTAAATCTAAATCATATCAATCTATTCATATACCTACTGCTGGAATTAGGGGTAAAAAAACTTCGCAAGGAAGAAATAATGTAGCTAGAGCTACAATGAATAAAAATAAAAAGAGATCTTGGAAGAAATATAGAGGACAAGGATGAAAAGTTTCTGGAATACATTCTTTAAATATTGGATTAGACCATGGTGGATTATGTCTATGTTAATTACTATTCCAGTTTTTGCCGGTCCTACTGATGATAATCATGTTCACGTAGAACAAGTAGGCAGCGGAGATAATTTTAGCTTAAATGTAACTCAAATTGGTTATGGTAACGAAATTAATTTTTCATTTGATCATGCTAATAATTCCTTTACATTTGAACAAAACGGCGGTAATAATTATATTGGCTGGGTATCATACTGGGGCTCAGGTTTAAGTTGGGGCGGTGATGTAGATGGTTCAGGTAATACTGAATCAGTTGAGCAATGGAATGGTGCAACGTATGGTAGACATATATGGGGTAATAATAATACTGTTGACGTCTATCAAAGTGGTACACATACTCATTGGATTGATATTCATGCTAGTGAAGTAGACCATGAAGCATGGCAAGAAGGAACTGGCTCACATTATAGTCATGTTTATTATTACGGCTCATCATCTTATTCAGATACAAGTTTAATGCAGAAAGGGTCAGGGTCTCATTCTGCCAGTATTACTTTACAAGGTACTGAAAATACAACTTTAAATCTTTTGCAGCAAGGGTCTACTAATCAATCATACTCATTAACACAGAACTGCCAAACAGTAGGTGGTTGTACTGTTTCTGTTACACAAGGTAACTAATTGAAACTCTGGCACGCCGGAATAACATTACTAGCTCTTTTATCTCTAAGAGTAGCTGATCCGTTTTTATTAGAAGCAACAAGATTAAATTATTTTGATATGCTTCAACGTAATCACGAAGAGAAGTTTTCTGAACAAATTATATTAGTTGACATAGATGAAAAATCTATTCAAAAATTAGGTCAATGGCCATGGCCTAGAAAGGAATTGGCATTTGAACTTAATAATATACCTCCAGGAAACCTTCTTGCTCTTTCTGTTATTCTTTCAGAAAAAGATAGATTCAACGGGGATTGGAATTTAGCAGAAACACTTCAATATTATCCTTCTATATTAGCAACAGGTCCTACTAATCAGATACAAACAGAAAAAGAGCTTCATGTTGGTACTGCTACATTAGGAAGAGTACCTGCGCAAGAATATACTTTAGATTTTCCTGGCATTCTTTTACCATGGGAACCTTTAGCTAACTCAGCAAGCGGTTATGGTTCCATTGGTGCGCTACCTGATGTTGATGGAGTAGTAAGAAAGGTACCTATTGTTGTTTCTGCTAATAAAAAGGTATATCCTTCTTTTGCTCTAGAAATTCTAAGGGTTGCCGTTGGCGATATTTCATATCAGATAAAAACTAACGATATTGGTATAGAATGGGTACGTATCCCTGCGTATGACAAGGTCTCTACGTTAAATGATGGAACTGTATATAACACTTATTGGAATAAATTTAAACGTGTTAGCTTAGGGGATATAAGGGGAGAACGTATACCTGACGGTAGTATCTTGATAGTAGGTGCTACCTTTGAAGGTACTAATATTATTCCTACACCAGTTGGTGCTATGTACCCTCACGATATTCAAGCCAACTTAGTTAAAACAATAATAGACGGGACTGTTATTACTCGTCCCAACCATTTCTTTTTCTTTGAGCTAATCGCTCAAGCACTTCTTGGTCTTCTTTGTCTCGTTCTATTAGGTCGAGCTGCCGTTTGGATATCGGGAATTGCCAGTTTCGCTTTTGTCGGCGCCGTTGGTTACATTTCTTCTTCAGTTTTCTATTCAAAATATCTCTTGTTTGATCCAACCTGGATAATTATTTCTACTGTATTAGTATTTAGCCATGGAGCATTTGTTCAATTTTATAATACTTATAAGCAGAAGCAAGAAATTAAAAAACAATTTGGCACATATGTATCACCTGACTTAGTAAAACAACTACAGGATGATCCGTCTTTATTAAAGTTAGGTGGTGAAAGAAAAGAGATGAGTTTTATGTTTATGGATATATGTGGATTCACTCCTATATCAGAACATTATAAAAACAATAATGATCCAGAAGGATTAGTAGAGCTAGTAAATAAGTTTTTAGATTTACAAACAAAGATTATACTAAATAATGGTGGAACGGTTGACAAATATATGGGTGACTGTATTATGGCGTTTTGGAATGCTCCATTACCTTGTGATAACCATGCTGATATGGCTGTTAAAACCTCAATTGAAATTATAGAAGCTACTAAAAAATTAAATGAAGAACTTAAACCTCTCAACCTTCCTCCTATCAATGTTGGCATTGGTGTCAATACAGGTGAGTGCATCGTCGGAAACATGGGATCAGAAGTTAGATTTGACTATTCCGTCATTGGAGATGCCGTCAACCTTGCTGCTAGACTCGAAAGCCAAACAAGAAATTACGATGGGGTGGACTTGTTGTTATCGGAGTTCACTCATAGAGCAAGTACATCTGGAGAATTCTCTCAAGTCGATACCATCACTGTTAAAGGAAAGACAGAGCCCGTCACCATTTACACTGTATCTTGAGGATAAGTGGTTAGAACCAGGTGATTGGTATTGGTGGGCTGCACTTACATTAGTAAATATGGCTGATGTACATTCTACTAACAAAGCAATGGAATATGAATGTGTATACGAAGCTAATCCTCTATTACCTAAAAGACCATCGCTTGATAGATTAATTATTCATAAGGCTGTTACTTTATATCCAATTTATCACCCGGATTGGAATAGATATATAGTAACTAGCCGTGACTTAAAATTAGCAACAGCTTTTATAGGAGCAGTTGCATATCATAATTATAAAATTATTGATAAGGTTAAAAAATATCCTGAAAGATGTCCTAAAGTAGGTACTATTTAAGGTTAAATAAATAGTTGAACTAACACATAATATATTATATAATATACGGAGTAAATATGTATAACAAAGAAAAAGTAATTGAACAGCTCAAAATAGATGAAGGCATTGTTCATGAAATTTATCTTGATCACCTAGGCTATCCAACCTTTGGTATTGGTCACTTGGTTTTAGAATCAGATCCAGAACATGGCCAAGATGTTGGTACTCCTGTATCTGAAGAAAGGTGCTTAGAAGTATTTGATCATGATCTTGAAGTTACTGTTAATGAGTGTAAGGTATTATTTCCTGACTTTGATGAGAAGTTAGACGAAGTACAAGAGATACTTATTAATATGATGTTTAATATGGGAAGAACTCGCTTAAGTAAATTTAAAAAATTTATAGCAGCTCTTAATGAAGAAAATTATGATGAGGCAGCTAATCAAATGATGGACTCAAGGTGGTATAACCAAGTTGGTAATAGATCAGTAAGGTTAGTTGAAAGAATGAGAAATGCAGGATAAGAAAAGCATTCAACAACAAATAGATGAAAAAATAATTACTGTAAAAGATTTTGCATTATCTATTGAAACTTTTGTTAATGATAAAAAAATTGGCTACTTAGATGCTCTTACGCACTATGCTGAGCAGAATAATGTAGAGATTGAAACAATTGCTTCTTTAGTTAAGAATAGTCATGTTTTAAAGGCTAAACTTGCAGCAGAATCTGAAGGTAATAAACTCTTAAAGGCATCAGGTAATAAACTACCAATCTAATGAAAAGTTTTGTAATTAGGAACCTTCTCTCTCATGAGGAGGTTCATGATCTTATGAAGTTAAAAAATCCAGACTGGGATAGAGCTAGCTCAGTTGGTTCTGGTTCTGGACCTTCATATGATGGAGCTAGAATAACTGAAATAGCTGGCTTTAATTATCTTGCCGGGCATTCTATATATGCTAAAATTATTAAAAAGACAAACGAATTGTTTAATAATAAATTTTATACCAATGAATCAATTAATATTTTAAAATATGATTCAAGGTTAAAAGCTAAGTTTGATTGGCATAAAGATACTTTAGATTTTATAGTTCATGATGGTAACCCTGATGTTGATCCAGAAAAGTTCTTTTTAAGAAATACACTTCCAAATAGAAAAGTTTCAATAACTATTGCACTTAATGACCATAGCAGCTATAATGGTGGTATATTTAAGTTACAGCGCGATGATGATATAAATTATGAAAACGCCTGGGGTGAAGCAAACGCTAGAATTATTGATTTAAATACTGGAGATGCTGTTCTTTTTGAATCAGATATGTATCATCAAGTAACCCCTGTTACAGATGGAATAAGATATTCAGCTATAATTTGGTTATATTATTTGGAAGAATTTTATGAATACTGGTCAAGCAATGATCTCGAACCTGAGGAAGGATTCGATAGATTTAAGAGGTACTATGAAGAGTACGATATCCCCTTATGAGGTTTATATAAAATATCTTGCTCTTAAGCAACACTTTACTACTGAACATTATAATTACTTTACTTATAATGGTAAAGTAAGAGCATCTGAGCATGCTTTTAATATTAGAAAAGACAAATATTTCTTTATGAAATTATCTAAACATAAAGATGTAGAAAATTTTCTGTTAGCTAATATCGTCGATGGCGATAAAGACTTTTGGATTGGTGAGATGAGAGAAACCGCACCAGAAGATGTTTATAGAAAATGGAAAAAGAGACAAGAATCTTTAACTTATACTTATAAAAATGAGTTAGAAAATCTTGATAAAGATTTCGATAAAAACTTTGTTGTCGAAAAGTATGGACATCCTCATCTGTTGAGACTATACTTAAGAAATGAAGTATGTATCGAAACAATGTGCATATTAGATATGCTAGTGAATTATAGTAAAACCTGGAATAAATTTTTACAAAAAGACTTGATCTGGGAAGATAAATATACTATAATAACCAAGTATAGGCCG